GGGCGTGCGGGGGCGGGTGGGTGGGCACGGCCCGAGGGCGCTTTGCGCGCCACGCCTCGGCACACACCGATCTGCCCGCACGCCGCGCGGCCCGGCTTCACGCCCCATCCCCACGCAGCGGCCCGCCATCGTTCAACCCACCCGCACGCGGGTAACCCAGCACCCAATCCTCGCGCGGGATGTGGGGAAAGCCTCTGAAATTCCGGAAGTTGGCGAACTTGAACCGGCAGGTCTCGGCCCGCTTGTCGCAGCCCGCTTCCAGCCGCAGCATATCCCCCGGGCGCGGCACCTGCGCCAAGCCCTGCCACAACTCCACCCGCCGGAGCCCGTCGGCGCCCATGCGGTCCGAGCGGATCACGCCCGAAAGCCCCGCCGCCGGACCGTCCAGCACCTCCAGCCGCCCGAACTCGAACCAGCGGTCCGAAAACCCCTCCAGCCCGGAAAAGGTGAAGCTGTGCGCGTCCGCCACCCCGTCGACCGCGACATCGGCCCGGAAACCCGGCGCGCTCAGATCGACACCGCAGGCCGCATCGCCCAGCACCGCCCCGCAATGCGGCTGGAACACCCGCCCGCGCGCCTGGCCCAGCGCCTCGGTCAGCCCGCGCAACTCGGCGCGGAAGGCGCCACCCGCGCGTGTAATCTCGCCCAAGGCCCCGCGAAAGGCGATCCGGCGCTGCGCGGGAGCTTCCCAGTTGACCTCCCACAACTCGACCTCCGCGCCATCGTAGCGCCCGGCCATGATGTCGGCCTCGGTCAGCCCGGCATTGACCAGCGCGCCCATGGCTTCGGAATTGTCCACCGCCAGCCCGGCGCTGGCCTCCACCGCGCGCGCGCTCAGCCCGGTGTCGGCGCGGAAGGTCACGCCGTCGAATCTCAGGTTACGGTCATGGTCGGTGAACCCCATCACCACCCCGTCGGCGCGCGTCAGCTTCCAGCAGCGCGCCACGGTGGTGATGCCCGTCTGCAAATGCTCCAGCAGGCTCATGCGCGGATCTCCACCACCGGGACGCGCGGCACCTCGCCCGCGCGGAACGAGGCCATGGAGACCTGGATCGCATCGGTGTCGAACCGCACCGGCACATCGAATTCGAACCCTGCGCGCACCTCGGCGCCTGCGCCCGGCGGCTCGGCGAAGGTGACCGCGCCGGTGGCGTGATCCACCGACCAGCCCTTGCCATCCACCAGCAGGTCCGCACCCAGCGCCACCGACACGCTGCCCGGCACGGGCCGGGTGATCGCGCGCCATTCCACCTGCGCGCCGGAGCGATACCCCTTGCGCAGGTGGAACACCCTGCGCGCGCCGTCGCCCACGCCCAGCAACTGATCCGTCGCCGCCACCGCACGCGAGGCCGGGGCGGAACGATAGTCCGCCCAGTCCTTCCACCGGAACCCGTGCAACCGCCCGCGCCGCGCCTCGAAGAACGCGATCAGCGCCTCCACATCGTCGAGCGAGCGCAACCCCAGCCCGGCGTCATAGCGCCGCCGCGCCTGCGCCCAGGGGCTGTTGCGCTCTTCATGCCCGCTGGTCAGCGTCACCACCTCGGTGCGCCGTTCCGGGCCACCAAGGGCGCCGAAGCTGAGGGTGGCGGGAAAGCGGACATCATGGAAACCACCCGCGCCTGAAGTCGCATCGCTCATTTCAGTAATTCCTTTCGCCACGGGCCAGCACCCGACCCAGTTCGGCGGCGATCTGGGTCTGCGAGCGGCGGAAGCCCTCGACATCCGGGGTCCGGATGTTCAGCGTCACCTGCACCGGGCGCCCGCCGCCCTGCGCCTGCACCCCCAGCTTGCCGTCCGGGCCGCGCGCCAGCGGCATGATCGCCTCCGGCCCCGCCTCGCCCATCAGGCCGGTGGCGCCGCCGCGCATGGGAAACGCCGTGGCCTGCGAGATCACACCGCCCTTGGCAAAGGGCATCACCCGCCCGGCAGCGAAAGACCCGCCCTGCGCGAACGGCAGCACCGCGCCCATCAGCCCGCTGACCCCCTGCGCAAGTGCGGCGCCAAAGGCCCCCTGCACCGGCGCCATCGCCTGGTTGTAAACCGCGCCGGACATGCTCCGCGCCACCACGCGCAGCGCATCCTTCAGCCGCATCCCGTCGAACACCACGCCGTCGAACGCGCGCCGCAACCCGCCGCCAAACGAGCGCGACAGGCTGTCCACCTGCCGCCCCGTGAACGCCAGCGAGCGTTCCAGCCCGGCCAGTTCGCCCTCGAATCCCGAGACCAGCGACGCGGTATTGCCCAGCCGCGATTCCAGCGCCGCAAGCTGGCTTTCGAAATCGGTCAGATCGGTCATGTGTCCTTCCCTTCATCGCCTGCGCGCCCCTTGTCCGGAAACCGCGCCGCCAGTTCCTCCAGCCGCGCGCGACTCAATGGCTCCGCGCCCCCCTCGAACCCCAGCATCACCGCCAGTTCCATCGGGGTCAGCGCCCAGAATTGCGCCGGTGTCAGCCGCAAGTCGCGCAACCCTGCGCCCATCAGCGCGGGCCAGTCGAAGTGCCGCTCTCCGCTCATCCCGCCCCCGGCCGCGCAAAGGCCCGCGCGAGCAGGAGGGCGGCGACCCGCGCCGCCTCCACCGGGCCGCCACGGATCTCGGCGGCCATCAGATCCGCCGCCGCGCCCTGCCAGCCGCCACCGCGCAGGCCCGCGACGATCAGCGCCAGCACGTCACGGCTGGAAAAAGCAGCCCCCTCGAACCGCTCCACCAGCGCCACCAGGCTGTCCGCCCCCAGCGCTGCCTCCAGCTCGGCCAGCGCGCCCAGGGTCAGCTTCAGCACATGGCGCTGCCCGTCGATCCAGAGCGCCACCTCGCCCGCCTGCGGATTGGCCATCGCGCCCGCCCTCACAGCGCCACGAAATCAAGCGCCCCGGCCGAGGCCAGCGCAATGTCATACGTCGCCTCGCCATTGTGGCTGCCGCCATAGTCGAGGCCCGTGATCTGGAACCGCCCCTCGATGATGCCGAAATCCGGGATCACCACCTGGAACACCGGCAGCTCGCCGTTGAAGAAGATGGCGCGCGCGCGCTCATCGGTGCCCGCATCGCGGAACACGCCCGCGCCCGAGATCGCCGCCGACTTCACACCGGCCCCGCCCAGCAACTCGCGCCAGCCGCCCGCGCTTTCCAGGCTGGTCACATCCACCGTTTCGGCGTTGAAGCTGATGCGCGTGGCGCGCAGCCCCGCGATGGTCTCGAACTGGCTGTCGCCGGTCATGTCGACCTTGATCAGCAGGTCCTTGCCGTTCTGCGCCCCCATCGGCACTCTCCTTCTCGGGCGGCCCGGGGCCGCAGGTTGGTGTTTCGCGGCCCCGCGCGGGGGCCGTCAGTCATCCTCGACCCGGGCGCGGAAGCGCAGGTCGATCCGGCGCACCCGGCCGCCGCGCTCGCGCTTCGCCTCGGCCCGGTCGAACCACAACCCCACCAGCCGCCCGCGCGAGAGCTCCATATCAGCGCCCGCCAGCAGGTCGGATATCCGCACGGCGGCTGCCTTCGCCTGCAGGAACCCCGCCGCGTCCGAGAGGACCGAAATCACCAGCCGATGCTCCGCCCCGTCGCCGGTCTTGTCNGANCGGTCCAGCGCCTCCTCGGCGCCGATCAGCACATGCGTGCCGCGAGGGTCGGCGGGGGGGGCGGCGTCATGGATGGCGCCGCCCACCGCGTCCGAAAGCTCCGCGTCGCCCGACAGGCGCGCGTGCAGCGCCGCCTGCAAGGCCACGGCCATGGCGTAACTCATGCCGGCTCCTCCTCGATCGCGCTGCAGATCAGGTAGCGGCCTTCCGGGTCAACCTCGGCCACGCTCAGCACGCGAAACCGTCGCGCGCCGCCTTCGACCAGCCGCTGGCCGGGGCGCGGGCGGGCGTCACTGCCCACCGGCGCGCCACGCAGGATGATGCGCAGCCGCTGGAGCGCCTCGGGACCCGGATCGGCCAGCCGCTCGGAGCCCTGCCCGCTAGGTCGGATCTCGGCCCAAAGCGTGCCCAGGGCCGTCCATGTGATCACATGCCCGCCCGCCCCGTCCGGGGCCGCCACCGGCGTCTCCAGCACCAGCGCGCGGGTCAGCCGCGGCGCGCTCATGCGCCCCCTCCCAGCCGCACCAAGCGCCAGGGCGCACAAAGCGCCGCCACCGCCTCCGGCAACGCCCCCGCCGCGCCGCTCGAATCGCGATCCTCGTAATGGCGTGCCGCCAGCAACATGACCGCCTGCGCCAGATCAGGCGGCAGATCCGCCCAGTCCGGGCCGAACCCGGCCTGAAACCGCACCCGCACAGCACCGCCACACGGGATGGTCGGCAAGATCGCCCCCACCGGCGCCAGCACCGGCCGGTGCCGGTCGGCGACCAGCCGCACAAGGGCAGGGTCCACCACCGTCTCCGCCCCGTCGCGCGCGATCAGCGCCACCTCATCCAGCGTCGCAACCGGCGCCAGAGGCAACGGCTGCGCGTCCCCCGCACGCCAGACCCGCAGCCGCAACTCGAACCCGCGCCGGATCAGCGCCTTGCCGGTCCGGCCCTCGACCTGCGCCATGGCCGCGCGCAGGAAGCCCGCCAGCAACCCGTCATCGCTGGCGGCATCAGTGAACCCGTGCCCCAGCCGCAGATGCGCCCGGAAGCCGGCCACCGGCAACACCTCCGGCGCCACCGCCCCTGTCTCGATCAGCTCCATGGCTCGCCCCCTTGCGCCCCGCCTGCCGCTTCATCTTGCCTAAAATACTCCCCGGGGGAGTCCGGCCCCGCACGGGGCCGGGCGGGGGCTGGAAGCCCCCTGCCCCGCATCAGTCCTCGGCAAAGCGCAAAAGCTTGATCGCCTTGAAGTCCGACACATCGCCGCCCACGCGCTTGGTGGCATAGAACAGCACATGCGGCTTGGCGCTGAACGGATCGCGCAGCACGCGCATGTCCGGGCGCTCGGCGATGGTGTAACCCGCGCCGAAATCGCCAAACGCGATGGCGTAGCTGCCCGTGGCGATGTCCGGCATGTCCTCGGCGATCAGCACCGGATAGCCCATCAGCCGCGCCGGTTCCCCGGCCGCCAGCCCGTCGGACCACAGGAACCGCCCATCGGCATCCTTCATCTTGCGCACCGCACCGGCGGTCTTCGAGTTCATCACGAAGGTCGCGTTGGCGCGATACCCGGCGCCCAGCGCATAGACCAGGTCCACGATCGCATCGGCGGCATTGCTGGTGGCGAAATCGCCGTCATTGCCGGTGGGGATGTAGCCGAGGTTCCCCCAGCTCCAGGCGTCGTCCGCCACCTTGGGGTGATCGAGGAACCCGCGCGGCTTGTCGGCACCGTCGCCGTCGATGAAGGCCTTGGCCTCGGCGCGGGCGAACTTGCCCGCGATCCGCGCAGCAAGCCAACCCTCGATGTCGAAGGCCGAATCGTCCAGCAGCCGCTGGCTGGCCTTGGGCATGGCCGAAAGCTCGTGCAGGCGCACGGGGATGCGGTCGATGGCGTGGCCCGTGGTCTCGGGCACCGGACCGGCTTCGGTGGCCCAGCCCGAAGCGACATCGGAATGATCCACCAGCACGTCGAAGGAGGTCGCTTCGACCGTGACCACCGAAGCGATCGCCCGGATCGAGGCCGTGGCGTGCAGCACACCGCGGATCGCCTCGGCGGTCTGGGGGTCGACCAGATAGCCGCCCTCGGCCGCGACCTGGGTGTTCAGCCCCTTGGTCTCGATATCGAGGCCGCGCATGGCGCTGTCGTCGCCCGAACGCAGATAGGCGTCGAAGGCCTTCAGATGCGGCGCGGCGCCGTCATCGGCACGGCTCAGAACCGGGCGGGTCACCGCCGCTTCGTGTTTGCGATCCAGCATGGTCAGTCGCTCTTCCTGTTGTTGAAGGGAATCATGAATGTCATCCTGAAACGCCTTGATCTCGCTCAGGAAACCGGTCACTGCCGCGCTCAGCTCCGCCACCGGCCGCGCAGGCGCGATCGCCTGCTGGGCCAGAGGCTCGGGGGCGCGGCCTTCTGCATCGGGTCGGGTCATCCGGCACTCCTCGGTTGCTCGCCCGTGCCGGGCGGCGCTCCGGGCCGCGGGACGGGTTGCGCCGAGGTATAGCGGCAGCGCGTGAATCCCCCCTGAGACCAGCGCGCGATGCGTGTTACCGGTCAGCGCAACGCCGCAGCGGTCGGTGCCAACGCCCGATCAGCCCCCCACCGGGTCCGCCACACGCCAGGCAGGACCGTTCGCGCGCAAACCGAGCGGTGCGCTCCCGCCTGTCTTCCGTCGGCTGACGCCTCCGTCATCCCGTTGGGCCGG